ATTTCTAATTGGGACGATGCGTATAGTTGGGGCAATCACGCTTTGGTTGGCTATTTGACTTCATATAGCGAGACAGATCCTTGCTTTGTGGCCGTTGATAATCATTCAAATTGGGATACTTCATATACTCATAGTCAACTTACTGTCGGCAATCCTCATTCGGTTACGCCAGCAGAGTTAGGTCTCGTCATTGGAACTAATGTTCAGGCGTGGGACACTCAACTTGATGACCTTTCCACCATATCGGCTACGGCTGTGGAGATAGATGCCCATCTGGCTTTGGTGAATGAGCATATAGATTGGACGGGGGCGAGTGCAGGGATGATAGATGATACCAATATAGAGGACAAATTCTTGCGCAATGATGGTGATGATACAACTTCCGGCGCGCTAACGATTTCTGGGACGAAAACCGGATTGAGCCAAGCCCTTGCGGGGGCGGCGGTTGGAGAGCTTTGGGGTGATACCAGTAATGGGCTTGTTATCAGGTTTGGTGCTGCCGATGACTGGATTTCGCCAGATGGTTTTGTTGACCCCAGTAGCGACTGGAGCGACGAGACGCTTGCCTATGATGATAATACGGGAACAAGGGCAATACACGCTTCAGAAGCAACAGGATATATTGGCTATTTAGAGCTAACTCACGCTGCCTTGAATTGCGATAAAATCCGGTTTTGGTGTTCCGACTCTGACGGTAGTGCGGACATAGACATAGATGTTTATTATGACGGTGGCTGGCATACAGTTTATACAGGGGCTTTTGCACAAGGCGAATGGGTGGAAAAACCTATCCTTGCTGGTGTTCAAAGTGTAACGGCAATGCGGATACGATTTGACATTAAAACTTCAGAGGAGAACGATACCTTAATCTTTGAGGTTGATTTTAACGAGGCGGGCTCCGGTTCTGGACATAGCAAGGCCATATATGCAGAATTATCAGACAGCACAGACCAAGCATTCGCTATAGCAGGAACGGCATATTCAATTACATTTAACACAAATGACGAAATTTCGGGACTAACACACTCTACTTCCGCTAATACTGAGAACATTACCATTGTTACGACTGGGGTTTATACGCTATTTGCTCAACCACAAGTTGCTGCGGCCGCAGGAGGGGCTGGAGTATTTCATATGTGGTTGCAGCGAGCTGCTGGTGGGGGGTTCGCAGATATTGCTAATACCAATATAGAATTGTCTCTGGCTTCATTAGAAGAAGATGTTATTCCGTTAGCCACAACATTCTCTTTAGACTCTGGTGATGTAATTCGGTTAAGAGCCAGCGTTAGCGATACAAAAATAAAACTTGATGCCCAAACACCAGCGGGCGAACCAGCAATACCATCAATTATATTTACTATGTTTATGATAGGAATATAAAAGTGAATTGAAAAATGGCGGACGAATTTATAGTCAAGTATGCTTCGGGCAGCACGTTATATGAGGTTGCCGAACGAATATCTGATGGCACGAGCTATACAATCGTCCTGGCAGATAACGGAGATGACACATATACCGGTTCTATGGACACCTCTGCACCGCGAGGGCAATATGTTTGCAGAACCTACAAGCAGATAGGGGCTTCGCAGGATATTGATGTTGATACTCTCTTACACCCAGGCGAGACCCGGATATGGAGTGGAACGGAGTTTAGTTTTAATGATGCTGTGGAGCGGGCGGTAAGCCCATATCGAAATGCTATGACGTGGGATTGATGGCAATAAACAACAATGCCTTGGAAAAAAGGACAATCAGGTAATCCAAGTGGCCGGCCTGCTACTGCACGGGCTGAATTGGAAAAAGCTCTAAATGCTGTTGGTAAGAAAAAGAAGAAGAAGTTCTTACGGCACGTCGCCGAGAAAGCGTATGAGGACACGGGTGTCTTGAGGGCGGTTATCAACAAGTTTCTGCCTGATTTGAAGTCCGTTGATGCCAAGGTGAGCGGTGGTGGTGGTAAGCCGATTATGATAGTTTTGTTTGGCGAAGAGCCGAAAAAGAAACCCAAAGGTAAAAATGACAATACCAAACGATAAATTCTTATTAGGTCTGCACACAGCGCAGAAAGAGGTCTTTACGGCTTTTGATACGAGAGCCAAGCGGTTTTTCCTCTTGAAGTGGCATAGACGAGCGAGAAAGACCACGCTGTTGCTGAACCTATTGATTCGAGAGTGCATTCACTATCCTAATCGCATTTACCCCTACATAGCTCCTACATACCGGCAGGCCAAGAACATCGTCTGGCAAGACCCTACTATGCTATTTTCGTATTTGCCTGACCAAGGTGAGATGGGCTGGGAAAGAAACGATACCGAGCTTTATATTAGATTTGCAAATGGCTCTATGTTGCCGATTAAGGGCGGTGATGATCCTGATAGCTTGCGTGGTATGAATGCACATGGGCTGGGCTTGGACGAATGGGCGCAAATGAAAGAGAGTGTCTGGACAGAGATATTCCGGCCTATTATTTCCGAGGATAGCAGTCGATGGGCAGCTTTTTCTTATACGCCCGTAGGTGAGAATCACGCTACCGAACTGTGGCGCAGGTCAAAAGATTGGCCTGACTGGTTTCAGTCGGAGTTAAGGGCAAGTCAGTCAGGTCTTATACCGCAAGAGGAATTGGATAAAGCCCGCCGCGAAATGCCACCTTTCCTTTACGAGCAGGAATTTGAGTGTGCGGATATAACCGACGAGGAGCTTACTCTTATCACCTCGAAGCTAATTGACGGCTTGCGGGGTTATACGCTTGTCCGGGGTTATATCAAAAAGTTGGTAAGCTGCGACCCTGACGCCTCTTTGACTGGGGATGAATGTGTTATCTATTATTTTGAGAACGAGGCGATAAAGGATGAGAAGGTCTTTCACGAGCGAGACCCCAAGAAAATAGCCCACGAATGCCAGCTTATGGGGAGGAAGCACAAGACAAACAACTATGTAATCGATACGATAGGTGTGGGTTTGGGCGTGGTAAGTGATTTGAATACTTTGGGTTGTAATGTTATCCGCTTCGATTCGAGGCAAAAGGCAATAAAGCACGAAAAGTTCGCCAACGTAAGGGCGGAAGCTCATTGGTATGTTATGGAACAAATGATGAACCACGAGATACCATACCCAGAGGATTTATTACTAAGACAGGATTTGACAAGCGTAAAAGTTAATCCGATAGGTCGGTTTGGGAAAATACTTCTCGAACCGAACCTCAAGACCAAAGCACGTTTGGGTCGGAGTCCTGATAGGGGCGATACCTTTGTTATGGGAATATACGGGCTGCAATTCGTAGCCCCCGAAGGTGAGATAGAGGATATTGATGATACCGGCGATACAGCTATGGCGAAGAGCTACCAAACAGTGAGTAATTTCTAAAGGAGAACGCAAAATGGACTGTGAAAAAGCTAATGCAATACAGAATGCTTTTGATAGGATGGTAGGACAAGCGGTAAAAAGAGCGGAACAAAAGCGAGGCAAGACAATTTCACCACTTGCTTATTATGGTGCTTCCATCACCTTCAAAGACAATATCGCAACCGTGAGAATCCCAATGGAGAACATTAAGCAAGACTTTGTGGTATCCAAGAAAGAAGCCAAGGTGTTAGCGAAACCTGTAAACGATACCCAGATTATCTTACAACAACCTTGTTTGGCGTTAATATAGTAGGTATTGGAAACTAATGGCTAAAAAGAAGAAACCAAAAATAGTTGTAAAAGCCGAAACAACCGAAAAAGACCGATTAGTTAGGTATGTTTTGGACTGCAAGAAAGAGGCCGAAGACGCCAGTAAAGACAGGCGTAATAAGTGGGAGGAGCTTTGGAACCTTTATCAGAACAAGCAGGACTATTCCTTGAAGATGTCCTGGCAGTCCAAGTGCGTAATGCCCAAACTGTTTACTCAGGTCGAGAAGTCGTCTGCCGAGGTCAAAAGGGCGGTCTTACAGAGTGGCAAACTCTTTAAGCTCGAATTGGACGACGATGTCTTGCAGCCCCAGATAAACCAATTGTCCGACCTATTGCAGCAGCCACAGATGGTTCAAAACCCAGAGGTCTATAATGCAGTAAGAAAACAGTTGCTTGCTCTTCAGCAATTGCAAGACCAACAGCTTAACAAGAAGAGCGCGGACGAGAAAAAGTTCAGGAAGGAAATAACAAAGAGCAACTTTGCCTCGATGTATTCTGAAATGGTCAAGCCGGCCTTTTTGCTTGGCTTGGGTGTGCCTAAAGTTTTGTGGGATGCTGATAAAAAAAGAGCTACCTACGAGAATGTTGATGTTCAAAATCTGTATATCTCACCTGATTACGAGCCGACTCAACGGGAAAGGCCACTGTATATTATCGAATACAAAGAACCCAAGCTCGCCGAACTAAGAAAGATGGCGAAAGAGGCCAATTCTGCTGGCGGGCAGATATATGACATGGACGAGATAGACAAAATTGAGGATGACTGGGTCAAGGAGGAAAAAAAGACAAAAGCCCGTGCCCAAAGAGGGATAAAGCAATTCTCGCCTGTCGGTAAGAGAGTTGGGATTTTGGAGTTCTGGGGTGATGTCATAAACCCAGAGGATGATAGTATAGAGGAAAACCTGCTTATGGTAGTGGCCAATGAGAAGTATCTCATACGCAAGCAGGACAACCCCTTCAGCCACAAACTGCCACCTTATATCTTGACGATTCCTCTGCCCTATCCGCATCGCGGCTGGACGGGGATAAGTCTTGTTGAGGCAATGGTTAAGCCGATTTATACCTACAATAACATCGTCAATATGGCGGTGGACAACCTCAACTTCGTAGTCAATAAGATGTTTGAGTATAACCCAAGCAATCTGATAGGCGCACAGGATGTTACAGCGATTTACCCGGGAAAGACGTTCAAGACCAGTTCTAATGAGCAGGTCTTACGGGAGGTCATTACGTCCCAAAGCGGATTTGCGGTCGCCTTAAAGATGCTCGAAGTATTGGGTAAGGATATGCAGGAAGGAACGTTTGTAACGGAGTTCTTGATGGGTATGCCCGGCAAGCAGAAGACTTTGGGCGAGGTGAAAATAAAGACGGCAGAGTCGAGAGGGATGTTCGATGTAATCGCCCGCGAGCTTGAAGAAAACAGTATAAAGCCGCTTCTGCAAATGACGTATGATTTGTATGCCCAGTTTGCGAAATGGCCGAAACGGGAGGGCAAATACCAGATTTCCGTTGGCGGGATTTCTCTTTTGCTTATGCAACAGCAGCAGACGGAACGATTGGCACAGATTTTTATGCTTGCTCTAAAGAATGAAACAGTTGGCCAGATGACCGACCTTCCAGACCTTTACAAGAAGATACTTGGCATCTATAATTTAAGTGATGTCTATACCGAGCCCGTCGCTGCTGGTGCGGCGACGGGAGAATTAACACCGGCACAGGGTAAAATGGTAGAGGAAAGGGCGGTGGGGGACGCCAAGCGTGATATAGGGCAGATGAGCCCGCAGAACATTACAAGAATAACGCCGTCAGCGGCGTAGAAAAGGAGTAATAATGGCAAAGCGAATAGTGCCGAAAAAGAAGACAAGTCCATACGATGAGAAGAAGTTACCGACAAGGGTTTTGGGTCCGGGTTTTACCGCACGTAAAAGCATACCCGGTAAGCAAGGTTTGCAGGTAAGTAGCGCAAGTGCGGACAAGACGTTCAATCGTGGCGCAAAGAAGCCGTGGGTTCCGAAAGGCGGACGTGCCCCACAAGCAGACCTGAAAGTGCCCGACCCAAAAGAGCCACCTGTCGGCAGAGGTGCGGGCTACGATGGCTCTAAAGGGTTTACGAGAAAATGAGATTGCCTAAAACAGTCCAGATAAGCGGGAAGATATATAAAATCACGAAAGACCCAAGCAGGTGGGGTGCGTCTTGTCGAACTGGTAGTCAAAAGATTGTAATAGGAACTGCCAAAAACCAATCATTGCATCGTAGATTTACTAATTTTACTCACGAGGTTTTAGAGGCCGTAGCGTTGGAGCGGCGGTTAAGATATGAAGCCGGCGATGATGAAATAATGTTTGTAATGACACATAAGCAATTTGATGATTACGCCAAAGATGTGGCAACGGCTTTTATGCCATTGGTAAGGATATAACAATGCCAGCTTATAGTCGTAAAGTAGACAACAAGATGCGTGATTATGGCGATATTGATTTTGACAAAAAAGTCATAAGGATAAATAAGAAGAAGTCAAAAAAGTGGTCGAAAAAAAGCAAGAAAAACAAGGCCGGTGTTATGGATACTATTCTTCACGAAGAGATACATCGTAAGAATCCGCGAATGAAGGAAAAAGCAGTAAGAAAGAAGACAAAGAGGCAAACTAAAGTCATAAGCAAAAAAGAGGCAAAACACTATTCAAAGTATGTTGCTGGGCGAAAGACCCAAAAGAACAGAAGGGCAGGATAATATGAAAAGCATAGCAAAATGCAACAAATGTGGTTTTGTATATAAATATAATAAAAAACCAGCCAAAATCCGATGCAGGGCTTGTGGAAGCAACGAAAGTTTATCTATAAGGCAAGGCGTGGATGTTTTTGGTTTGATTCGTAGATTGGAAGGTTGTATAGCTTTTTCCAAAGCTTGGCCTAAAATTGCATAGAAAGGCAGGATAATGTTCAATCTAAAGCAAGGTCAATTTCCGGTAATGTCTATCGAGGGTGTGCGGTTACCATTCAATGATGCCGACATTGGCAAGGAATACGAGATAACAGGGCTTGTAAGGATTGATTCTATTCGCCCTCAAGGGCCAGTTTTCACCTTTGAGGTTCACAAAATCGGCTTTCCCGATGTCGAGGGCAAAGGGAAGATAGAAGGCCGCAAGGCGGTAAAACTGGCCGCACAGAGCGGCATTACTGTTATTATCAATACAGGAGAATAAAATGCCCAAACAGATGGCTACTTATTCAGAAGGCACAACTGCACCTGCCCGACCGGAGCGAAAAGTTAGTTGTGATGAGCACGAGGACGAGCTTTTACTGAAGGTCAAGGCGGGCAAAGAGGTTGAACGACTTGTTGCCTTGCCAGCGTGGATGGATATTCTTGAGCCAGCCATAAAAGGCAAAAGAGATTCACTCACCCGGACTCTTTTAACGACAAAGTTCGAGAGCGTCTCCGAGTTTGCAGCGATACAGCAGGGCATAAATTCTCTTGACAACCTCTTGTCGTGTGTTTATGAGTATATCAAGGATGGGAAAGAGGCGGCGGAGACGTTGAAGGCGAAAAATGGCAGTTAAGGAATTATCTCAAGAAGTTGTAGAGTTTGTTGACGAGCAAGTAGAGCAGGCGAGTATTTTCATCAGGCAGACATTGCTTGACAACCATCCTTTTACTGGTAAACTTGAAGTGAACTTCAAAGATGGTATGCTAATGGACATCAACAAGACCGAAAGGACGAAGTTCTGATAGGACATTTAATACGCAAATGCTGTTATAAAGTAACAATGATTGACCGCAGGCCATTTGGAGAGGTAACAATGCGATTTTGGGAACCAAAGAATATAATCGGGCGTATCCATTCTTGGGTTATGTTTACTATTAACTTACGTAAAATTCGGAAATAAATAGTAGCTCTTTGTAAAATTGAGGTTGCTGTGGGGCTTGGAGCGATGTCTCCTTGCCTATACCAAACACAGGACTGGACACAGGGATGCGTCTCTGTGAGTAGGTTCGAATCCTGTCGACCTCATTGATAATTAAATAAGTTTGTAGGGAAAATTCTGAAAGACGACCCCTATGAGTTCGCTATACGGCGAATTTGTAGGGGTTTTTATTTTATAGTTCTGTATCGCCCTTAATTCTGTTCGCTCGTTGTGAATGGGACGAGGGCAAAGGAGAAAAACAATGGCAGAAGAAGAAAAAACACAAGAAGGTTCATCGCAGGAGGCCCCAGCCGGTCAACTTGAAGGTGGACAAGCAGAAGTGAAGCCAGAAGGTCAAGATGATTATGAGGCCAAGTATAAGGACTTACAAAGCAAACACGACAAATTACAGCAAGAGCACGAGGGACTTCAAACCGAATACGACGCGGTCAAGCCGTTCGGTGATTTTGCTGGGTCTGATGCCCTTAGTCCCGAAGGCGGGGAAAACGAGGATGACGAACTGCCTGTTACCCGCAAAGAATCGAGGCAAATGATTGCCAACTTTGAGAGACGGCGACAGATAGAGCGGATGACAGACAAATTCCTCGGTGCTAACCCCGACCTGCGGCCTTATGAAGACTTGGTAGGCAATATCCTTATGACCAAAACAGACCCCAAAATGCCTATAACAAAGCGCCTTATTGACGCTGGTAAAAAGACTCGTGCGTTTTTGGAAACCGAGCGCCAAAAAGGCAAAGATGAAGAAACCGCTATTGCCGAACAACGAAAGAAGGATGAAGCGGCGGCTTCGGGTCTTGGCTCTGCCGGAACGACATCTCCTAAAAAATCAGAACAGGAAAAAGAACAGACATCAGGTGATTATATAAAAGGCAGAAAAGCTCAATCGGCTGAAGGTCGT